TTACTTAAAGGCAATAATGCAGTATTGACCGTTTTGCCTGTTTAAATTCTGCTTAATATTATTTGAAGCAGAGCCGGACTGGTAAACCACTACATTGCTGTCGCTTATTATTGCACCGCCTGTGTTGCCGCTGCCTTTGGCAACTACAGACATATTGTTCAGCATTGTGCCGTCAGAGACAGCCTCAACAGCCGGCTTATCCTTTTGAAAAACAATAACCATTTTAGGCACATATCCGATTGGCACTGTTTTGCTGGCTGTACCGGTGCCCACATAGCTTACAAAAGTAAATGGATTGTTAAATTTGGCTTTTTCTGTACTTGTGCAGTGCAGGGTCGTATTTGAGGCATGACTTTTCATAGTTGAATCAATTTTTTGATTATCATCTACAAAATCAATTCTTTGCGGCCTGTCAGTGCCTAACCAATTATTAAGCCCCATATATTCTGTTTTTTTACTTGAACTCATATTATCAGCTCCTTATTCATAATGCTCCAAGCTATCCCATGTATAATTCATTGCATCATATGTATTAAATGTGTTATTCCTTTTATCCAGAGTATTCCAATTTCCTTGGCGGTAGTCCAAAAACACCGCCAAATGTGCCGGCAAAAATTCCAATGCCTGTGCCGAAATATACTTTCTGAAATTCATAGAAATCTCGCTGCCGTTAGTAATGTGTATGTAAAGTCTGTTTTTTATATAATCCTCAGAAAATTCTGCTTTAGCTCCAAGGGATAAAAAGAAGTTTTTTGCATCGGCTATAGTGCAGCTTCTGCCGGTAAGGGCAAGCCTTTCAGATATTGCCTGCCGTCTTTTGGCTATGTCCATATCACTTCTCTTTACACCCCAAAGCTGTTCCCACATTTCTATTCCGTAAGCCTCGGCACTTGTAACTACAGCCTCCTTTAGCAAATTACTTATTTCATCAGCTACAGCCTCCAGCTGCTGTGAATAGCATCTCAGCTCCTTATACACTACTGTAGAGCTTTTTAGGCTGTATAGTCCTAAGGGCTTTAGCCTTGCGGTCATATTACTCATATGTGACATTAGCTTGCCTCCCTTAAAGAAATGCTGTTAAGCACTATTTTTTCATTTTCCTTTACTGTCAGACCTGTTGAAGTCGGTAAAATTTGATACTGCAGTATTCCCTCCTGATGGTACAGTAAATCTGACAAGGCATCGCTTTTAAGCGACTGACCTACCTCGTACATAGACAAAAGCTCTTTTATTTTTTCTGTAAGCTGAAGCTTAACATCGTTTATGCTGTATCCGTCAGCTAATTTTACACTAATCTCAATCACACATTGGCACAGCTCTGCCGCTTTAACTCTTACATCAACATTAATTTCCCTTTGCTTGGATATTAATTGAGAGGCCTCATCAACAATTGGCTGTGAAACCTTTTGCTCACGCCCGCATATGTAAATATTAACAATATTGCTCCCGTCACGCTTTGGTACTACATTTACACATTCCACACCGCTGATAGTTTTAGCTAAATTCTTATAGTAGGCTATATTTGTACCGTTATCAATATATTTTAAGCTGTTAATTATGCGAACACGAAGGGCACTGTCCGTTTCGGCATCCGCCCCCATTTGAAAGCCGCTCATATTTGTTACCGACAAATTTTCAACTGTCATTGTTACAATAGCTGTAACAGAGCCGGAGACAACATTGCCGCTTGTTCCGCCCTCTAACGCCACAGCAGATACAGATACGGCCCTTTTGCCCTCATCTATACAGCAATACTCTGTTGTCTCAAAGCTTACCGGTGACGAGCCTGTTGTAGAAACAATAGTACCTTTTGGTATTTCAACCTTTGCCACAGCATTTTGTGTAAGTGAAAAATACACAGTACCCTTAGCCTTTACAGCCTCCTTTCGCTGTAAGCCCCTTAGCTGTGCATGGTAGTCTAAATATTCCCCCTGTGCCGTCTGCGGAAAAACCTGTTGCTTAAGCCACTGAATATTTGACTGCAGGTTATAAAGCTCACCTGCTAAAACCCTTATTCTAATGCCTATGTCCGACGCTTCGTCAGGCGAATACCCTGCCCTTGAAGTAAAAGCCCTTGACATATCCGATACAAATTCATCATAGCTCTTCATTATTTATATTCACCTCCAATACTTCTGTTTGGTTATACGCACTTATATTAACCAACAGCCTTATTACATTATTTTCAACCTTTGCCGTTACACTCTCCACCGTAACCTGCGGTACTGAATATAACGCCTCCTGCACAAGCACAAGGGCGTTTCCCTGCAGTCTTTCGTCATCAGCCCTAAGCAAATGCAGCCTGTGCCCCAGCTGTGGATTATACACAAAGCTTCCCTGCCTGACAGTAAGCAATATTTTACAGCGTTGGAGTGTTTCCTCCATGGCATTTATGCTATAAATTTTACCCGATGAATTTTTCGCAAAATCGCCGTTTTTTAAAGCAGTATCCACAGCTACACCTCTTTTCCGTTAATATATACCTTGCCGTTGTTCTTCAATATAATTTCAGCACCACCTTGCGAGCGCAGCATTATTTCACCCGGCTGCAGCAAGCTGCCGTTTTCGACTATTGCACCCAGGCACACAGCACCACCGCCCAGCGGAAGAGTTACAGTCAGTGTGCTTTTAGGAGGCACAGAGGTAATTCCATACGGAGCGGCAACATTGGCGTTTAAATACGGTATGCCTCCCTGCGTATTAACGGTACTGCCGCCACTGTCGGCTACCACTGCAAGCTGCGGTTTAACTTCAATGTCTTCGTTTTTGTTGTCAAACATTTATTAACCCCTTTCATTCATTGTAATTTTTGTAAATATACCGGCAGCTGTATATGTATAGCTTACGCCGTTAATAAAAAGGTCGCTGTATGTATCGCCGTTCGCAATTACTGCTGCCGTACCCCCTAAAGGGTTATAAACCAAGCACGGGCAAACAACCGACAAGCTCAATGCGTTATTGTTAGAGCTTTCAATTATTCTTTGTGCGTCGTATATGCAGTTTCCACTGCCGGCTGATGCGTCTAAATATCTTACCGTATCAATAGCTCTCTCATCCGCCCTTTTATTTATAACAGGCAAGCCGTAGCCAAGCTCTTCCACACCGGTACGAACATATACCTTGCCGATTATGCCGTAACGGCTGTTTTCAATATTAATTTCGGAGCAGCTGTAGCAGTTTTTACTTAGATTGTTATATCCGTTTGTAAAAACAAAGCTGCCGCTGTTTATTTTACCGTCCAGCACAGCTTCACCCCATTGGTTAATGCGTGGCTCAGCGTCAAACAGCTTTTTGCAGTATGTGCTTAAAAGCGTATACACGCTTTTGCCTCTGCCCACATTCAACACTCCGTTAATGGGCTTGTTGCTTAGTTCCTTTACTGAAATACCGTATTTCCTTAAATACCTGTGGTATATAATAGTGTCGGTTATATTTTGTATATTTTGGGGTATAAGCTGTGTGTCCAGCAAGCATCCCGCCAGACTTCGGCATTGATACGCTTGTGATACTCCCTTACTGTTTATAACTGTCTTATTTGAATCAACAATACCGGTGAATATCACCTTTTCGTCATATATTACCCTTACAAACTTATAGTCATTATTGTCATTAGAGGGAAAAACCGCCGTCAAGCTGTCTGCCGGAACAGACACACGGCTGTTTATGTAAGCATACACAGGATTGTTTTTTATAACCTTATCTCCGTTTGTTTTAGTAAACTCAAAAATCACTTATTTTCACCCTTTCTCCCTCAGCCACTGCCGTAGGGTCTTTTACAGCGGGGTTAAGCCCCATTAGCTTGTCTATGGATATATTAAGCTTAGCCGAAATATCCCAAAGCTCCTCATTCTCACCAACTGTATAATCCGTTGGTGCGGTACTGTTTTCTTTACAGCTGCCGTCAAGTGCCTCTACAAAAGTAAAGCTATACTCTGCACAATCATCAACAGGCGTATATTTAAGTCTAAGCTGCTGTAAATATGCCTTTATAGGTGGAACACCGCCTATAGAAAGCACTCCGCTTTTACCGCTTTTGTATAGCTTCTTTAGTTGTAAATACTGCAAATAAGCGTCTGCTCCGTAAAAAGTGCCGTCACCGCTTACTACAGCCGCTTTTGTACCTGTATGCCTTGCAATGCTGTGCAAAAACGGTATTTCCTGCTGTGAAATCGACTGGGTGTCGGTAATCTGTATTGTGTGTGGATTATGATGAAGAGTTTTACCCATAAATCTCATAACACCCTGCTTCATCAGCTTAGCTCCTCTTCCTCGTTAAGTGCCTTTATATATCTTCTTTTATCAAAAATTAACTGTTCGGAAATTGCCTCTGCTGTATTTTTAGAATCGTACAGCTCCAATTCATAACCGTTGCTCTCATTCAACCTTAACTACCTCCCTGCTAACTGCGTTTAGGGTATATGTTTGTACCTTACTTAAAATATTACTTATGCAATCAACCACACAACAGCCCGTATATCTTACTATGTACTTGTTATATTGGTATTCAACAGTAATTTTACTGCCCGTCAGCGTTTCACCAAGACTGTCTATTTGCAGCTTTAAGGTATAACGCCTTTTACAAAGCACACTGTCATAGGGCTTAGACTCACCGTAAACCATTACATCTGTATATGTACAGCTTGCTTTTTCGCTAATCAGCAAACCATCAACACTGCTGTTATTTGCTTTTACAGCTACAGCCTTTGACAATTCGCTTACATACTCAACTGCAATTTTTATTACATAGCACCGTAAAGGCGCTTTATACTCAATATCACCAATACTGCCGTTTGTTGTTCTTTGACCATGCTCTGCTTCAAGCAATACCTGCAAAGCCTCTTCGGCACACTCAAGAACTTTTCTGCCGGTGTAATTCATTGGTGACATTAGCTGTACTTCAACCCTAACTCTGCTGTTGCCTGTGTTTTCTGCCGTACTACAGCTTTCACTCGCCTTTATAATGCCGTACTGCTTGTCCTTAACAGGCAACGACAGGGTTGTGTTGGGATAATAAAAATAAAACTCCGTCTTGGGTAGACTTGCCCTTAACCTTTCAATGGTATTATTCAAAATTTCATTAACATTCTTCAAGCTTTCACTCCCTTTTGTATGGGCTTAAAACTCCACGCATATACAGGGGCTTATTAACAAGCCTGCACACCTTGCAGTCCTTTATCCAATAACAGCTGTCATATACCCACAGCATCGCATTTTCATAATTAATATTTTCTTTAGGAACATTAAATAAAAACAGATAGCTGTCATTATCCACTGTACCCGCCTCTGTATATTCGGTAGGGGTATATTGCTTTAAGCTGCTGTTTATAGGCTGCAAAAAGCCTCGTACAATGTGCTTACTGCCGGTTTCGTATTCGGTTAAAACACAGTCTGTTCCGAATTTTTCAATAGCATTTATAATCGTCTTTTCTATCAATTAATACACCTCTGAAAACAAAGCCGCCGTCAGAAATATAGCCGGATATTCCCTTTAAGCACTGCTGTAAATACTCCTTTGCATATTCCCTTGCCTTTGAACAATCTACCGATATATCCCCTGCTTTAAAGCCGGTTACGCCACCGTTTTCCGCAATGATAATGTACCTGTAGTACGCCATAGCCGCAGCAGCGGCAGATAATCTGCCGCCGCATTTTGTTTTGTCTATGTTGCTAACAAGCATTTCATTAAGCTCGTCGGCAGCATTGTTACAAAGCCACCTATACTGCTGTGCTTCCTTTTCGCCTAACCTGCTAAGCTCACAAAATCTTTGAAATACCTGTTGATAGTTCATACTATTACACCTTTAGCACAACGCTTGCATCGTTAAACAGCTTTGCAAAACCGCTTATAACGCTTACAGCCGCCCTTTCAAGCTGTCTGTCAATAAGCTTGTCGTAATCAACCAGCACATCACCTGCCTGCACCATTTCCAGTGCACAGGTTTTGTCAATACCTACAATCTTATCACTGTCCAAAGTAGGCACATGAATAAGCTTTGCACCCATTGGTGTTATCATTCTGCCTGTACCGTGAAAATCCAGCGTAGCCTGCGAGTCCTGCATTTCCGGCATTGCAAGAATTTTCTCCATAAGTGCAGTAGGCACAAGCAGTGTATTTAGTTCATATGGTGTAAGCTCTGTCCACAGCCTTACAAGGTCTGTATATTTCAAGGTGCCTGATGCTGAGGCATTAATAACTTTTGCACCATTAGAGTTGCCGTCACCATTAACAAGCACATTCACAGCATCGGCAAGCTGTGTGCGGGCAATATATGCACCAATCTGCTTTAAGGTTACTGTAAACAGGTCGAGTCTCTGAAAACGCAGTGCCTCATATGTAGAAACCAGCATTCTGCCTCTTTTAAGCAGCTTAACAAGGCTTTCCTGTGTTTTTATTGTTGTTTGCGGCAAAAATGCACCCTCGCTTACAACCTTTAAAGACTTTGTATCGTCATCAGGGTCAGAAACAATGCTTCTGTAGTCCATACCGTCAATTTTGGTTACAGTAGCCGTAATATCCGGCAAAGCGTTGGCATATTCCATACCCAGCTTAATAGCCCTGCTTACATATTCAGGAAACAATGCCGCCGAGGACGAGGTTTGAAAAAACTTTTCCACCATATCCGACTGTGCACCGCTTACCCTTATGTCGAATCTCTTTAGCTGTCTGCCAAAGGCGTCCAGCTTTTCAAGAGGTGTGTTTTTATAATTTGTGCTTGGGTCAAGCTCCTCAAGCACCTGTGAAAATGTTTTTCCCCTGCGGTTATACATACTTTTGTCAATGCTAATAGTTTTATAAAGCTCCATAAATTAAACCCTCCTGTATATTAAAGAATAAATGTTACAGCGTCATCGGTAACGCTTAAAACCAAATGCTCTCTTCCTGTTGTGCTTTGTGCAATACCTGCCGCTGTATAAACAAGCTTTGTGTAGCCCAAGGCAATATCTCCCGACTTTTTAGCCGTAACCACGCCGTTTACCATTACTCCGCAGTAGCCGCTGCGAACATTTACAGTAACACCTACAAGCTTGCCGTTGGCGTCTGCCTGTGCGGCTGTACCGTTGGATACCACCTTTATCCACTGGTTCGGCTTTGTAACTGTACTGTCGGCCTGCATTGTTATAACCTTTTCATTAAAACCGTTAAAATCAATATTCATATAATCTTCCTTTCTGCATCTGTTAAAAATCTATAATTAATTCAGTATCAAATGTTATACTGCTTGTCATTTGCTGTTGGCACCTCTTCGCTTTTAACAAGCTGTGGCTTTAAAAAGCTGCCGCCCTCTACAGCATTTTTGTAAAGTGTTTTCAGCTGTACCAGCTCCTGTACATTCAGCTTTTTTGCAACCGACCTTAATACACTGCTGCTACAGTCCAAGCACAATGAGCTGAACCTTACATACTCGTCCTCCAGCTCTTTTCTGTACTGTGCACCGTACTCGGCAAGCTGTTGAAGCTCCTTGATATATTCGCCTATTTCGTTGGCATTACCATTATTTATAACCGAGTAATTGCCCTTTTTAACCTCTTCAATAATATTGCTCATATTACCCTCCCTGTAATAAGACTTTATAACGCCTGCGTTTTTCTGACTTGGTACGGCAACAAATGACCACTCGTAGGCGTCTGTAACATTATCAATAATGTGATAGCATATGTCGCCGTTTTGTTTGCCCTTGTAATGACCGCACTGTGCCGTATGAGCATCTGCTCCGCATACACTGCACAATACCCTGTCGGCACTGCACCCTACACTTACCTCCTTCTTTATACCGCTTTCAATAAGCTGTATGGTTTCCTGTGTTGACGGCAAAACAGGTATATACGCCTTTGCCGTCAGCTTACAGTACGGCTCACCGTAAAGAGTTTTTCGGCCTTGAACATACTCAACATTACAGCTGTAAATTCTTGCTGTTTGGTTTTGTGCCGTAGGGTTGTGGTCTGAAATTCCCGTTTTTCCTACAAACAGACCTGCCATCTGTTTAAGGGCATTTACAGAAAATGCCTCATAGTCCCTGTCAATGTCGTTGTCACACAGCACAACACTAAAGGTGTACAGCTCCTGCTGTGTATATTCACGCCTTGTGTAGCTGTTAATAAGCTCCAGCTCCTCTTTAGTAGGGCTGCTGCTCTCTACTTTATGTTTATTTGTCTTCTCCAGCCTTGCCAAAATATCACTCCTTTTTGTTTTCAAGCTGATCTGCCTGTGTATTAATTAGCCTTGCATTTGCAAGCTCTACCTCATCCTGCAGGTTAATATTGCTCCAAACAAGCTCGTGCTCGGTGCTGTAGCCGTTCATAGCCAGCCACATAGAGCACACCTTGTTTATCATAGGATTCAGCAAATCTCGGTAATGCTCCAGCTCACTTGTTAAAATATCCGCCTGCTGTGACGACATTCTCTCCGTACTGCTCCACGAAAGCCCCAATATAAACGGAGGAATACTCAGCTTTGAAACTATCTGCTCCAAAAGCAGTCGTCCCGGCGTTTGGCAGTCTAAAATCTGGTTATCTGCACCAATTACCTTAATATCCACATCGCCTACAGCCACAAAATCAGACAAGCCCTTGTCCTGCATTGCCTTGCTCCACTCGTCTGCAATAAGCTCGGCTCTTTGCTGTGTATATATTCCATCTGTACCGTCATTAGGCGGCTTGTAGGTAACGGCAAAGCGTACATTGCCTACCCTGTCCCAGTTTTGCCCAATGGCTGTAAAAATCTTTAAAAGTATATTGCTTACAAACGGCAGTCCCTGTAAAATTGATGTTCCACCTACCTTTTCCGGCTGTGGGTTAAGGGAGGTTATCATAATAAGCTCCTGATTTTTAACAGGCACAACCTCACCGTTATCCTGCTGTACATACACATCCAGCTTTAGCGGATTATTTCTATTATTCTTCAGCAATATGTCGCTGTTGGCGGCATTGTACAAGCCGTAAATACTGCTGTAGTCACTGTAGGGAATAATCTCTGCCACAGCTGTTCCGTAGGTAAGCAGTCTGTCAAAATATGTACCCAAAAAGCACTTAAAGCCTGCATTGTTTCCGCCGGTTTTTACATTATCCAAAAAATATTTAAGCCTTCTCTCTGCTGTTTTATCGGCACATACAACCTCGAATGTGCCAAGCAAACGCACCAGCTTACTTATAGCTGAGTCAATAATAGGTATAGCCTCTCTAAGGCTTGCATACAGCAAATGCTGTGTATTATTCAAAGGCACATAGCTGTTAAGGGCATTAAATGGATTACTAAAGCCGTTTCCTGTTACGGTTTGGGCAATTTTTTGTTTAGGCGTTTTTTTATTTTTAAATAGCCTCATACAAACACCTCCTACATTCTTTTTCTTGCAAAGGCTACAAATTCATTTTGCGGCTTATACAGAACCGTTGTTACAAAATATCTTATGTCGTCCATTGCGTGGTCGTTTTCCTTTATGGGAGCGTCTGCCCCGCCGCTGTTCCATCTGTACAATCCAAATTCCCTTATGCTGTCACTACAGCAATTACATATTTTTATTTTCTTTTCCTTTAGTGCTGTAGACACCTTGCGTATACCGTCAACCACATTATTTTTTGCCGGTGTTACCGCAAATTTTTCGTGTCGGCGTATAGTCTGAATAAAGCTGGCGGCAGACGGGTCAACAACAACGGCGTCTATTTTTTTACCCTCCGTCAGCCTTTCCAACGCCTTGTAATGCTCCTCGTCGGTGCGCTGTATGCCAACTCTTTTTGAGTCGTAATAGTACTCGTCTATTCTGTACCACACACCCTTTTGCAGCCCCCACAGTCCAAAGGACGCAGGATTTACCGTGCCGTAGTCACAGCTTACAGCATAGCGTTCGCATACTCCCTTTGGCACATCTGCAAACATATTGTCCTTCATAAAAGGATAAACACAGCCCTCTGCGCCTACCCATTTACCAAGAATAAACCTCTCGTAAAAGGCGCCGCTGTACAGCGACCTGTAACGCTGTTTCATCTTTTCGGAAAGAGACGGGTTGTCGTCCATTGTAAAGTGCATATACAGTGCGTTTTTTCGTTTTCTGCCCAATATCCACTCCACCCTAAACCAATGCTGTGGATATTCCGGGTTACAGTTAAACCAAAATTTACTGCCGTTTACAGAGCATCTGGCTATTGCCTGCTCTACAAAGGACTTTGGCATTAACGCCACCTCGTCAAACAGCACTCCGCATAATGTCATACCCTGAATAAGAGCTGCTGAGGATTCGTCCTTTCCTCCAAAGAGATAAAAACGGTTGCTTTTTCCGTCAAATTCTATCTCAAGTAAATTTTGAGACAGCTTTTCGGTACAGCTAAAGCCAATTTCCTTTAGCATAGCAACCATAGGCGTAACAACATTTCTTTTCAGTGACCGTATGGTTTTACCGCACATTGCAAAGCTACCGCCGTTAAACCTGTAAAACGCCCACGAAATAAATGAAAGGCTCATACACATTGTTTTGCCGCTTCTAACCGCCCCGTCACATATAACGGCGTCACAGTCAGAATATCCGCTTCCCCTGCACCACCATGTAAGCAACTGCATTTGCTTTTTTGAAAAGCTACTCAGCGTCATTATCAACACCGCTGTTGCTAAGCATATCCGCACTTCTTTCAAGAGCCCTATAAAACGGCAGGCTTTTTTCGTGAGTGTCCTCCTGTGCTTCGCTTAATTTTTCAAGTGCTTTTATCCTGTCAAAGAATTTTATCTCCATAGCACCGTCCTTTGGCTTTTTTATTTCTGAAATCATAAATAAATCCATAGCCTCCAGTCTTTGCAGTGTAGGAGCCTCCATATACAACAGCTGTATACAGTCGGCAATACTTCCAAAGGCAAGGCGTTCATACCCAAGCAGTGCCATAAGCCTTAGGTCGTTTACTCGGGTATCACGGTATTCCTTAACCCTTCCCGCAATGTCGCCTCTTGTCAGCAGCTGTTGTCCCGTTTGCTCCGGGTTACTGCTGTACCCTGCCATTACAGCCGACAGGCGGACATTTCCGTTTGAAGAATAAAAACAGCAAAATTTATCTTCCTTTCTTGTCAT